GAAGGATCCGGAAGTAAAGGTCTTTTCATGGTTAAAGGTGAAACCTAAGAAAGCAAGCAATTTCCGCAGGTCGTTCACAAGTCCCGTTTCTATGACGATATCATCGCCATATACTATGGGCTGCTCGGAACCAACGGCTTTACAAGCTGCTGCGAAAATCAACGTTTCCAAAGGAAACGTCATCCCGTTCCCCATACTACTAAACATTTCGTATGGAGCTGAGTGACGCGTACCTTTGTTATCCTTATAAACCCAACCTCTACTGCGGAATGCCATTAGGAACGGCACCCAGCTAGAATCGGCTAGGCCTAGCACAACATTCTGTGCTAGCATGGCGGAAGCATCTTTAAGATCGACGGTAGCATGACTGCCACCTAAAGACCCTACGAATGCCCCGAGTTGATTCAAACTTTGGTCAAGCAGATCGATGCCTAAGATTTTCTTTAGGCGACCCTTTATGCGTTTATCAAAACCAAGTTGGAATGGCACATTCTGTGTCACCTCCATGGCAATGACTCGCATTATCTCAAAGTTCTTGGGTACAAACTGCAGACGGTTGTACTCGCAGACGCGCATCGTTGGGGTTTTATACCCAAAGTAGCGCGCCATAGCGTGTACGAAAGGAAGTGCTTTAAAACTGCACTGCCCCTTCTTCGACACCTTTCGGGTCGCCGCTGCTTTTTTCCGGCTTAAGCTTGCCGTTGCCCCTGAGCTATACCTAACTAACCTTGGTAAATCATTAAGGAAAGTTTGGTAGTCCCCTAACACACGGTTAAAACATAACCGCATGTCCTTCAACCACAAGGCAATATCCGGGTCAAGAAGACCGGGATTGCTCTCGTAGAATGCCCATCTAGCATTAGTAACGGCAACAACACGTTCGTTTTCACGAAATGAGTTAAAGCCGCGTTCTTCTGCGTCCGATGAGGTGCAATCAGCGTTCTTTTTAAAGAAGGCTTCGAATTGCCGCAAGGTGGTAAAGGAACTGACAGTATGCAAAGCGCTGTCATATAGCTTGGAACACTTTGCCATTGCGGGGACATTTCGTTCTCGCAAGAAACCCAGTACGATAGTACTAATACCAGGGTCAAGTGTCCCATGAGGGAGATCGATCAGATACGAGTGGGCAACTGCCCACGGATCCAGTAGGGTACGCATTTTGCTTACTCCAGATGTAACAAGTGAAAGAGCCTGCAAGGATCAGCAGGATCACGACGAGTGTGAGGTTATTATTACTCACACCATTAAATGTCCTTAACAGGGTCGTCGTTAGCCATAAAGTTCGTTACGAACTCATCGCTAACACCGATGTCTGCAACACAAGCCGGAATGCCATTGGCACCCGTCCAGTTTGCGCCATCGGACCCTACAGCACGTTTAATTGTCCACTCGAGTACATCTTTCGCACGCAACGGATTGCCATCTGGATCAACTGCGTCCATCACGATTCTAAGCGTGCTTCCACGGGTTTCCTTACCGTTGACCGCTGGCTGACTGTTCTGCACCAAAAACTTAGGTGTCGAAGCAGTGTGACCTGGTAACGAATAAGTTATCATAGAGCCAAGAATGTTCTTGATTTTCAGAGTTGTTGACATCGCTGCCATTTGAGTCTTCCTTCCACATAACGTGGGTTTGATTTAAATGAATTAACATTCAAAGTTGTGTTAGAGATTGCTCTCATTAGAGCTTCCAGACACCAGCGCGTGTTCCAACAATCCTTCTTTTTTTGGGGCGCAATTTCTGCACCACAAAGGACGTTGCGAGAGCGACCATATTGGCCACTTTCCACGAATCGATGTTAGGTTGCCATCTTGGTTGTAGGTCGGCTTTCGCCGGGACCCGCACTACAAGTTCTCTTTGTACGATATAACTTCCGTTCATTGTACCAGTTATCCAATCGGTACCCGTGAAATTTCTCACGTATGAACGTTCAATGGTTTGTTCAACCATGTAACCGTAGCTTGACGCGATTTCATCTGCGTAAAACTTTAGATGAGCCGTATTAAGGGCAGCACCGACGGTAAAGAAGTAATCGAGCAAAAAGGTCCAACGCGTCATTTCATACGCGGTTAGTATAGGATCTAGCTGTATTTCGCCGAGTTTAACCAAGGCTTGTACAGCTGACCGGTACGACACGTTAGTCGTGCAAACCTCGTCAAAGGTATCTACGTAGCCCAGAGCTCCTGTCGTAGTGACAGTAACTGTAGGCCGCGTTTCTACCAACTGTTCGTCAGTTTTGGCATGAACACCCTTTACCATACGCAGCTCTGCATCACGCAGGCCTTGTACGGCTTTGGATAATTCAAGCACATCACTGATAAATGGCTTTAAGCCAAATTGAACAGCGAGGTACAGGTTTGGAATGTCGTCGCGAAGACCCTTAAGGTCCCGCATCTTCCATTTCATTAACGTGGTACCAGCTTGTAGAAAGAGTTCCCTAACACGGTGGAATTCCACCGCAAAAGTTAGTCCATCTACCCCAACACTACCATACGCCTTGCCGGCCGCGCGCTGTAATACAGCGTTAGCAGTCGACTCGTCCACGTATGACACTAAGTCAGGTAACGGTATTCCCGTCGTCCCTCCTGAGAGCCATCTCGATTCGTCCCAACACCCATAATAAGGGTTATAGGATGTACGAGTGCGGTTAGAGCCACTTACATTCGTCTTTTTCGTGTTGGTATAAGTACCAACATTGAAAGTACGACTATAAGCTTGCCCCTTAAGTGTGGTGTGTTGAACAAGTTTACCCTTCTTAAGCAGACTACGATAATTTGTAGTCTCACCCAGTTCGAGCGAACGAGTACCTTCAAATGAGTTCACCGGCGACAGTACATTACTGGACGTAGTCCAGGATGCACCGTAATTCGTCGATGTTTCTACTTTTAGGTACCGTCCCGCATCTATCGGGGAGGGGTTGTTGTTGTGATTGATCATACTAGTTTTACCTCTTAATGAGTGTAGTGCTTTGTAGCCATCTGTCACCGCGTTATTTCAGCGTCTCTTCAGGTTTGAGGCTTTGTATTTACGCAAACTGGCACTTGCCAGTGTACGAATCGGACGCTTACGCGTTCGGTAAGGTGAAGACTCCTCTACAACTGAGGAGTCCGGACAACGTTGTA